AGTTCAAGTGATTAAAGGTACATACCGTAATACCCCGGTGCAGAATGCATCGTTTGAGCTAGTCAAGGATTTTACTGTTGGCGCTCGCGGAAACGGGTTTGTTACGGTCAAGAGCGACGGGTACTTTGGACCCGATTTTGATGTTGTGCGTATTAAAGTGAACGGAATTGAAGACGTGATTATTACCGGATCCACTGCTCCTGTTGCAGGCATTACTGTGACCCCCATGTCAGCTGTGACGCAAGAAACTGACGACGAGATCATGGCGCGTATTGAAACGCGGTTTAACATGCTCGACGAGATGACACTGGCTGCAATTGCCGGCGACATCCGTGCTATGATCGTTGTGGGCCCCCCGGGCGTGGGCAAGAGCTACGGTGTTGAGCACCAGTTGGAAAAGTCTGGGCTGTTTGACGTTGTGGGCAATCGCAAACCCAAATACGAAGTCATCAAGGGCGCAATGACCCCAATTGGCTTGTACTGTACTTTGTACAAGCACAGTGATGCCAAGAACGTGCTGGTGTTTGACGACTGCGACAGCATCCTGCTTGACGATGTTGCGTTGAACATTCTTAAGGCTGCGCTGGACTCGGGCAAGAAGCGTCGTATACATTGGAACGCCGACAGCAACATGTTGCGCCGCGAGGGAGTGCCAGATCAGTTCGACTTCAAGGGTTCTGTGATCTTTATCACCAACTTGAAGTTTGATCACCTTAAGAGCAAGCGGCTGCAAGATCACTTGGAAGCGTTGCAGAGTCGTTGTCACTTTCTTGATCTTACGCTGAACACTATGCGTGACAAGATCTTGCGCATCAAGCAGATCTTCCGTAGGGGTAGCCTGTTTCAAGACTATGACTTTACCCCGGAACTGGGCGACGCTATTATTGAGTTCATGACTGACAATCACATGCGCCTGCGCGAAGTGAGCTTGCGCATGGCGCTGAAGATTGCTGATTTGACCAAAGTGTCCCCGGGCAATTGGAAGTCGCTTGCTGAATGTACTTGTATGCGTAACGCATAAGAATCAAACTACCCCTAGTAGGGCAATCCTTTGTGGGACACCCGTAAAACGGTGTCTCTTTTTTTAGCCGCTAAATATTTTTCATGCCAAGGCGTACTATTATTGTCTATAATCCTGTTGGGTTTTTAGGAGACTCTTGACTATACTGGTATTGTGGACAAACAAACGATGGCTAGGTTTAGTGTAATTACCCTTAAAAGCACCACCTGTCTTTTTGACTTTAAAAAATCATCTGCTATATAATAGCACCATGCCACAATTTCTTCTCATTGAATTGGGTCGTACTGATCCCATCACACTTCGTTTCAAACTTCGCCCAACACCGTTAACTGCCTTATGGGTTGAACGTATGCAAGAGCGCCACTATTGGCCGTTGGATCACCCAGATCGATTTTATGGTTTTGATAATCGAGCACAAGAAATCGATAGGGCAACTACATACATTCAGAAATGCATTAGCACTATTAATGCACACTCTCCGATAATTCAAAAAACATTCTCATTTGATCAAGATTGCTTGAATTATATGCATAACATCTTTGAGAGGTATCATGGATTATTAGATCAACAGAATACAGAATACTGGATGTCCGCTCCAGTAGTAGTCCGCCTGGCACTTGCTGAACTTAACTTAGCCGTTCATCGGTGTGAAAGTGCAATGTCTAGTAATCCTGCACGACTAGTCTGCACTTGGTATGGTATGCCTAAAAAGAAACATCTTGATCATGCACTACAAAAGAAATATGGTACCATGCAGGTGACATTTGGGACTGTGTATCTAAACTATGTAGAAGTCGGTAAGACCCTTGAAGATTACGCACATGATAACGACCAGTACATTGGTGATGAGGCGTTTAAACCGTTTGATCAATACAGTGCAGATTTTAAGATAACATTTTACGATCAAAATCTCGAAGAAAAATTGCCCGCTATCGCTGCGTATTATGAACAGCATAGAGATTTTTTCGTTGCCCACGGTGTTGAAAGTGTGTATAATGTACAAGCGCAACCATTGCGTTTCCCAGTAGCCGATTTAGTAGATACCGGATCCCGTAGTGTATTGCTATCAGCAATTGCTCAAAGACAGTATATAACTCAAGTAAGATTAGAATGAAGCAATGTACAATACAAATACGTGATGAAGTTAACATCAAAATAGAAGGATTAGATTTAGATGTACGACGTGCACTAGTTAATAAGTTCAAGTATGATGTACCTTATGCCAGGTACTTACCGGCAGTGAGATTAGGTCGATGGGACGGCAAAGTCAGTTATTTTCAACTCGGCGGCAGCACTTATACTAATCTTCTACCGGAGATTTTACCCATACTTGACGATTACAATTATGAAATTGATCTTGACGATCAACGCGAGTACTCTAGAACTTTTGAGTTTGCGCTAGCTACAGAAGATACCTTTAAGGATCGGTGTTGGCCTAAAGGACACCCACAGGCAGGAGTGCCGATTCAGCTGCGCGATTATCAAGTTGAGATCATCAACAACTTTCTTAGTAACCCACAGTGTATCCAAGAGGTTGCTACAGGTGCCGGCAAGACTATCATGACTGCTGCGCTAAGTTGTTTGATTGGACCGTATGGCCGTAGCATTGTTATTGTGCCCAACAAGAGTCTTGTGACACAAACTGAGAAGGATTACATCAATATTGGATTAGATGTTGGTGTATACTTCGGGGATCGAAAGGAGTTTGGGCACCAACACACTATTTGTACGTGGCAAAGTCTCAATGTTCTGTTGAAAAACACCCGATCAGGAACTGCCGACTGCACTATACAAGACTTTATCGAGGGCGTAGTGTGCGTCATGGTAGACGAAGTACACATGGCCAAGGCTGACGCACTCAAGACCCTGCTCACAGGAGTGATGAGTCAAATCCCAATTCGATGGGGACTCACTGGCACAGTGCCCAAGGAAGCATTTGAATTCCAGGCCCTGCATGTAAGCTTGGGTCCCGTTGTAAGTCGTCTTGCAGCTAGTGAGTTACAGGAGCGTGGTGTACTAGCACAATGTCATGTAAACGTAGTGCAGTTAGTGGATCATGTGGAGTTTAAAGAATACCAAGCCGAGCTTAAATACTTACTTGAAGAACCGGGCAGACTTGATACAATTGCTGACTTGGTTGCTCGTGTTAATGAGACTGGTAACACACTGGTGCTCGTGGACCGAGTAGCTGCCGGGAAAGCATTAGTCGAGCGGCTAGGAGAGAGTGCAGTATTTGTATCAGGTGCAACCAAGGCAAAAGATCGCCAAGATGAGTACGACGAAGTAGCTGACGCAACTGGCAAGATCATTGTAGCCACATACGGAGTTGCTGCTGTGGGTATTAATATTCCTCGTATTTTCAATCTAGTCATGCTAGAACCAGGCAAGAGTTTTGTTCGAGTTATACAAAGCATCGGCCGCGGCATCCGCAAGGCAGAAGATAAAGATCATGTTCAAATTTGGGATATAACATCCACATGCAAATTTGCCAAACGACATTTGACCAAACGTAAAGTTTTTTACAAAGAGGCAAACTATCCGCATACACAGGAAAAACTAGAATGGATGAAAATAGCATAAAAATAATTGTATGTGGGGATAGTTATTGTGCGTCGGGCAATTCTACAATCGAAGACGTTAGTGATCGTGCTCACTTTAGTCAAATATTAGAAGACCGTTACGGATACACAGTTATAAACTTTGCACACGGTGCAATGAGTAACGTTGGAATATGGTTTCAAATTCGAGAAGCAATCAATCTGTCTCCACACGTTATTGTATATAATCAAACTTGGTCAGCAAGAGTTGAAATCATGATGAACCGGCAAAATTTTACTATAGAAAAAGGTTTAAAAAATTTCATTTACTCTAATCCAAACCAAGCCAGCACTGGCACCAAGTATGTGGGTAATGTAAAAAATGGCAACGTGTTAAGCACAGTTTGGCAAGGATTAAAAGACAATCCATTTGTGGACTTATCTGACGAACAAATTTTAGCAGTTAATTTATATATTAAGCACCTGTATAATGATAAACTTCAGACTGAAATCGACACCTGGATGTTTGAATATTGGCGAGATCAAATTATTAAACATAAGATTATTCCTATTCGTTTTAACGATGCTCATGTTGGGGAGATAGCATATAAGTTTGGAGATAGTTATGGTCTATTTCATACAGACCATGCAACTCAAGAAGTTATTGCAAAAAATATACATCAACTGTTGATTACCGACCCATTATGCGGTTAACCCCTGCGCAACTTGCTACCGATAGAATAATTATTGTTTCTTATCCAAGTCTATCAGGGGGTAAATTTCTAATAAACAGTTTAGCACTAAGCCAACACGCAGTATTACAACATTGTGATCTAACTAAACTCGATGGCAAAGAAAAATTGGATTTACTCTGTGATCGATATGATTCAACACATAATACCTGGACTGACATCGACTTAGGCTGTGGTGAATTATTTGGGGTAGATCAGTCGCCTGGCGTGCCAATTGATCAAGAATATCACGACATAATAGTCGACTTAATTAAGCAACAAAAATATTTCTTCGTTGTAACACATGCCTTAGACCATTTAGCCCATGTGTTAAAAATATGGCCAAACGCCAAGGTGATACATTTTACAAACTGTCAAGAGTTTATACTAACCTACCGCTGGCCTCTTTCCCAACCTCATTTGATTCCTCAGATGCGGGCACTTAAAAATTGGTGGAAAAGACACAAGAAAGTTGATTGGCCAGCAAGGCCGCCTTGTACTATTATAGAATTTCAAAAGCCAGAGTATCAACGGATTGCTGAACATATTAACTCAATTAAATCAATACTAGCAAAACCATTGGCAAAGGAGGGCTACCCTAAATATCAAACATTATTAGGAGCAACCAATTGGAACCACCAGTGGGATGCCGAGTGGTACCTAGACTGGGAGCAATACCGATTACATATAGAAATGTTGTATACCCAACTTGGATTTGATGATTTTGACAGTGATAAGATCCGGAAGTTATACGATTGCTGGGTACTGGCCATGCAACGGCATTTAGAACATATGATAGCTCACTGTTGACTTTTTGTTAATATCTGTGTATAATAAAAATATGAGAATCCTAACCCTTGAGAATCAGCACTACGACTTGGACACCTTGCCAGATGAAGTCGACGACATGCGTTTTGCTATCCTAGACAATTCAGACCCTAACAGTCCAGACTACTATTATATCCCGTTGATTTTTTTAGAAAGCTTTAGCGCCCCTGCACTAGTGCTGCGTATTGGGGACAAAACTATTAAAATGCCAGTGGATTGGCAAATTCTAATAGGCGAGCCGGATCTAGGAGACTTAGAAATGCTACCGTTAACCAGTATCAATGATCGTGGGTTCAAGGCATTTGAGTTTAACCCGCTAAGTAGTTTTAGGCCCAGCTTCCCGGATATTGAGATTGTGGACGTTTATCATGAAGTTACTTGGTATGCTCCCAAGCTTAAAAATGGGCAAATTTTATCGGTACCCATTGACGATGGGCCGAAACCTCGATGCGTGTACTTTGTAAAAGACATCAGTCGAAACTGTGAAGTTGTACAATATGACAAGGCATGGTAGTATGGAACAATACGAAAAAAGTGGACCCAAAGTTGATGCCCCGGACCGGGCACCTGAACAAAAGCAAGTTGGCTCGAAGATTGATTTGTTAGATCAACGGCTGCAAGATCAATCCCGCACTATTGCTATCATGCAACGCGAAATGCGACGCATGCAAAATCAACTTGACGAAGCAACCAGCGCAATCAACAGCATACGCCGTGGATAAACTTAGCATTCAAAATGAGATGAATTGTTTCGATCTCAAGGATCGAGAATTTTATAACAGTCTCACCGATGAGGAACGTAAAAAATTCTCCAACTATCTTATGATACGGTGGGGATCGGCGGTGCATGGTAGTCGAGAACTGCAAGAGTTTTATCTAATCTCATGTAACGAGAGACTCAACAAGCACTTCTTTGCTATAAACCGTCACCCTCGGCTACAGTGGTTGTGCGCTACCGCTGTGAGTCCAGGCATGGGCACACACCGGCATCAGTGGATATCGCCCAAGAAGAAGGAAGCAGGATCCAATGAGATCAAGAAAACTCTCATGGAGCTCATGCCTACCACTAAGCTATCGGATATTGACACACTATCCAAACTCATCAACAAGAAAGATTTGAAAGAGTATTTGCGTGAACACGGCTACACTGACAAAGACTGA